ATTTGCCAGCATCAGATCCATTCCCATTCACAGGAGATGCTCAAATAACAGGATCATTAGATGTATCAGGTTCATTAAGTGTTACAGATACAGTTTCTTTACTTAATTTTGATAAAAATAGTGGTACAATTGGCCCTACAGCTAATGATGGTTGGGAATTAGGAATTGGAACAACTGCAGATTCAGGAGCAAAAGTTAGACTACAACACGGAACTTATCATAATACAGGTTTATTAATACATGGTAGAAGTTCTATAGCTGATTATACCCCATTACTTGTTCGGGATGGATCAAGTGTTAGTTTACTTTCTGTCCTATCAGATGGATTAGTAACAGCACATAAAAATTTTAAAGTTGGTGGAAATGCTCAAATAACGGGATCATTATCTATAACAGGATCAGGAGGATTATCAGTAGAATCATCAGGTTCAACAGTATTCGAAGTAATAGGATCAGAAGGTACATTATTTTCCATAGACGATGATTTAGACGGAACTATATTTACCGCAAACGATAAATCAGGTCTTCCAGTATTAGAAGCATCAGCCTCCGGAGAAGTTTATATAGGCAAATCACCTCAATCTTTATACACAACCGCAGTCATAAGTTCTAATAACGCTAACGTAACACAGTCAATTTATGGATTGGATACAAGTTCATACGGAGGAGCATTCTTTGAATACACTGCTCATTCGGGGTCAAACGCACGTGCAGGAAACATAATGTCTGTATGGAATGGTTCAAGTCTTAATTTCACAGAGACTACCACAACCGATATTGGCTCAACATCAGATTTAGTGATGAAAGTTCATATATCAGAAAGTCAAGCACAATTGGCAGCTTTCTCTACAAATGCAGGTTATAATATTAAAACAATAATAAAATCAATATAATATGGGAATCAGAAGAGGTTCAATATCAACTCCAATCATAGCGGATGGACTAGTGTTTAATATGGATGCTGCAAATAGGGCAAGTTATCCTAAAACAGGTACTATATGGAATAATACAATTAATAATATTACAGGTAGTATAGATAATAGTCCTACTTTTTCAACTAATAATAGTGGATTTTTTACTTTTGATCAGGTAGGAGATAAAGTTAATTATCCTTCGCTTTTATCATTGGATGCTTTAAGAACTGTTTCTGTTTGGGTAAAAACTCCAAGCAGCCCAACAGGTACTGTGATAAGTGAAGGAGGAAAAATTTTGATAGGTATGTCTAGTACTCAATTTTGGATATTTAAATATAATACTAATAATTCATTATATAGTACTGGTAATCTTTCATATGGAGCCTACAATGTTTCCGTAACTAGTAATACTTGGTATAATTTAACAGCTGTTATGTATGGAACAGGCAATAATGATTTTTATTTATATGTAAATGGTCAACCTGTTACATTAAGTTATTCAAGTACAGTTATGGGAAATTATACAAATGAAGGAAGTTGGATGGCAGTAAATGGAAAATCAGGAAGTACTTATTACAACTATTATAATGGTAGTATAGCATCTTTAAATATCTACAATCGCGCCTTATCAGCAAACGAAGTCACCCAAAACTACAACGCATTAAAAGGAAGATTTGGATTATAAATAAATTTTCATTATAATAAAATTAAAAGAAAGTTACAACATGAAATCAAAAAAACTTGCAAAAGCAGATATTGAATCAATAACAAATGTACAAGGACAATTCACAGAATGCACTAACACATTAGGATTGTTGCAAATCGATGAAAAAACAATTAGCAATCAATTGCTAATGATTGAAGAAAAGAAAAATGAAACATTTTTAAAACTCGATGAATTAAGAAATCAAGAGCAAGAATTATTTAATTCATTACAAGAAAAATACGGGCAAGGTCAAATAAATCTTCAAGAAGGCACATTTACGCCAAATAACTAGTTTTTTCAAGTTTTGTTATATATTTATAATAAACATAATTATAGGAGAATAATCGATGGCCGAAAGAATTGTATCGCCAGGTGTATTTACTAATGAAATAGATCAGTCATTTTTACCCCAAGGAATTGGTGAAATAGGTGCTGCTTTAATTGGACCAACTATAAAAGGCCCAGCACAAATACCAACAAAAGTAAAAAATTATGCTGAATTTGAAAGTATATTTGGATCATATACAGAAGATTCATATTTACCATTTACAGCAAAAGAATATCTAGATAATGCAGGAACATTAACAGTAACTAGATTATTATATGAAAATGGTTACAAATTAACTAATGGAGCATTAGCAGTTATTGCAGAGTCTGGATCTGGAGCAGGAAAGAAAAGTTTTGTTTCTCATATTCTTCATCCTACCGTTCCTATAAATTATTCTGCAGATGCAAATATATTTGAAGACTCAAGCATTTCAAGTGGCGAGTCAGGATCATTTTCCATAACAGTTTCTGGTTCATATGGTGTTGATAATACATATCCTGGATATTCTGGATTTGCTTCTACTACAGGCGTTAACACAACAATTTCTGCTTCTATAAATAATTCAAGCAATTCATATATAGAAAAAATATTTGGAAGTAATCCTAAATCAATTGATTATCCTGTATATGTTCAATATGAAAATGAAAATATTAAAAATGAATTTAATAATATAGCTCATATATCCCTTAAGTTACAAATTATTGACAATTACGAATATTTACAAGATTTTAAAGCTCCAGCTTCTCCATTTATTACTTCACAAAAAATAAGCGGAACATCAAGAAACTTATTTAAAGTACATTCATTATCTCATGGAACGGGTGAAAATTATGATTTTAAAATAGGTATACAAAATATTATAACAGCTGCTGAAAATCCTGAACAAACAGGATATGGTAAATTTGATTTAATAGTAAGAGCTGTTAATAGTAAAAATATTTTATTATCTCCATTTGATTCTGACGATACTGACACATCGCCAGCAATTTTAGAATCATTTACCAATTTAAATTTAAATCCAGATTCTCCTAGATATATTTTAAAAGTAATTGGAGATGTTCATAAATATATTGATCCATCTTCTAAAAGATTGGTTGAATCAGGGACTTTTGATAATAATTCAAAATATATAAGAGTTGAGGTAACAACTGCAGTTGAAAATAAAATTAATCCTAGTGCAATACCATTTGGATATAAAGCAGTAAGTTCTCCAATATTAAATCCATCAGCAAGTATTAATTTAGTTGCTAGTTCAAATGTAACTACACAAGTTGGAACATCTGGATATAATTCAAATATATTCTTTGGATTTGATTATACGAATACAAATAACTTAAATTATCTTGCTCCAATTCCAACTTCTGGATCAACAACAGGTAATAACTCAGATTTTTATTTGGGAGATTTAAATCAAGATGCTGGAGCTAGCTTTCCATCATCTGCACCATATTCTGGATCAATCGGAACAGCATTAGACGCTGGAATTATAAATGCTAACATAGCTATTGGAACAAGAAAGTTTATGATTCCTATACAAGGAGGATTTGATGGAGCTAGACCAAATCTACCAAAATATTCCGGAGAAAATATTTCTTCTACGAATGCATTCGGATTTGATTGTTCAGCAGATGGAAAATCTGGTACAACAGCATATAAAAATGCATTTAATACATTGTCAAATACAGATCAATATGATTTCAATATGTTGATAACACCAGGTGTAGTACATGAATTACATCCTTCTGTAACTAATGCTGGTATATTATTATGTGAAACAAGAGCTGATGCTTTTTATGTAATGGATCCTGTTGGAAAAACAAGTAATATTAGCACAGCTAAGAATACTGTTAAAACATTGGATTCAAGTTATGCAGCAACATATTATCCGTGGGTATTAGCACAACCAGCTGGTGCACCTAAATCATTATGGGTACCACCATCAGTTGTTGTTCCTAGTGTGTTATCATTTACAGATAGAATTGCACATCCATGGTTTGCACCTGCAGGATTAAATAGAGGTGGATTATCAATGGTATCTAAAACATATATAAGATTATCTCAATCAGATAGAGATGAATTATATGAAAATAGAATTAATCCAATTGCTAATTTTCCAAATGAAGGAGTATGTATTTGGGGACAAAAAACATTACAAGCATTACCATCTGCATTAGATAGAGTTAATGTTAGAAGATTATTAATCACCGTTAAGAAATTTATTGCTTCTGCTACTAGATTTTTAGTATTTGAACAAAACACTGCATCAACAAGAAATAGATTTTTACAAATAGTAAATCCTTATTTGCAAGATGTAGTAGCTCAATCAGGTTTAAGTGCATTCCGTGTAATAATGGATGAAACAAATAACACACCAGATGTAATTGATCAAAACTTTTTAGTAGGACAATTATTCTTACAGCCAACCAGAACTGCAGAATTTATTGTATTAGACTTTACTATTCAACCAACTGGTGCTTCATTTCCTGATTAATTTTTAGAAATGAATATATTTATATAAAATAGGATATAAAATGTCAATAAACATAGATTTACTTAAAGAATTACCAAATCAAGGTCAAACTCAATTAGAACAAAATTTAGCAGGAGTCGATTATACCGATTTATTTGCAAAAGCGTTTGATTGGGAACCTAAAATGACCAATAGGTTTATTATGGAATTTCAAGATATTCCATCTCATTTAATAAAAGCATCTGGTAGACCAAGCGTTAATAACGGAAATGTAGTCTTAGATCATATTAATGTTGAAAGAAAAGTTAAGGGAAAAACCAGATGGCAAGACCTCACTATAACATTATATGATGCAATTGTTCCGTCTGGAGCACAAGCAGTGATGACATGGATTCGTAATCATCATGAATCATTAACCGGTAGAGATGGATATGCAACTGGTGCTTCCTCATATAAAAGAAATATTAATTTTTATTCTTTATCACCAACTGGTGAAAAAATAGAAGAATGGGAACTAGTAGGAGCATATATTAATGATGCATCGTTTGGAGATATGGATTGGTCAAATGAATCTGCAGTCGAAATTTCTTTGACATTATCATATGATTATGCAGTATTAAAGTATTAATTTTTTTAAATAATGGGAGTTTATTGCTCCCATTTTTACTGTACAAAAATATTTATTACAAAGAGTCTATTCAATTTCATACTGTTACAATTTAAATTTAGGTAACATATGAATCGTATATTTATTGCATTTTTATTATTATTAACTTTTAATGTATTTTGTCAAGATACTATCTTTCGATTTGAAGAAAAACCAATTATTGGAAAGATATTATTTGCTGATAATGATAATATATTGTATAATAAAAATAATTTTCTAAAAGATATATCAACAGAATTTGTATTTGGATACAAACAAAATAATAAATTATCTATATTATATAAAGAAAAAGAACAACCATTCACTACAATACAAATGAATGATTATGTAATGGGTAGAACAAAAGGATATCAAGATCATATTCCAGGAATACCATTTACTATAGGATTTTTTAGTTCTTATTTTTATACATATTATAATACAAGAGGGTTAACTAGAAATCCAAAATTTTCATCATTAGCATTTACAGCAGTTCCATCAATTGTATTTACATATGTAAAGCCTAAAGCAAATAAAAAATGGAGTCTAGAGAAAAGAACTGGATATCGATTATCTAGATCTGAAAAAAATCAAGTTTCTTCATGGTGGGGTGCAGCATTAGGAACTACTGTTATATATATTCTTTACTTTTCTAGATAATATATATTTATAATAAAGTTATTAAAAGGAGTTTTATATGACAAAAGTAACAGATCGTTATGACGATAAAAATTTAATTAATTTAGCAAAACAACAATACGATAAAAAACAAAAATCAAAATTACCTTCGGATATAGTAAAACTACCATCTGCAGGTAAAATATATCCAGAAGATAGTTTACTAAGACAAGGTAGTGTTGAAATGCGTCATATGACTGCATATGATGAAGATATATTAACAAATGCATCATACATAAATGAAGGAGTGGTATTAGATAAACTTTTAGATTCATTGATAACTTCTGACATTGATATCAATGAATTATCTGGTTTTGATAAAGAAGCATTGATTGTAAATGCAAGAATATCTGCATACGGAAGTGATTATCCTATTACAATTACCGATCCAAAAACAAAAAATAAAATTAATCGTTCTGTAAATTTAAATAATTTAAAATTTAAATCAGTTGATTTAAATACAAATGAAGCTGGAGAATGTATATATCATTGTGAAGATGGATCTATAATTCATTATTCATATGCTCCAAAAAAACAAAATTTCGAAATTACAGAAT